GGAATAAAAATAATACATGGGAGTTATTTACTAACCAAGTGTTTGTTTTAGAAAGTGAAGCAATAGATTTTGCTCAACGCAGTAACATTAAATATAAAAAGAAAAAAGTAGAATGGAAGGTAACTGATGCTGCCGAATGGTTTTAATTATGATTAGATTTATAAAGATAAAAAACAAACACATAAGAGAAGGTTCTCCACAAAATTCTGAATGTTGTGCTGTAGCTTTAGCTATGCGTGAAGAATACAAAACTAATCAAATTTGTGTAGATGCAAATTCAATTTTAATTAATGACAAATTAATACAAATTGATCCAGATCAAAAAGAATTTTTTGCTAATTGGATAAATCAATATGACGAATGTTTACATGATCAAGATGGTGTATTTGAAGAATATTCACCAGAACCATTTACATTAAAAGTAATTGAGAAAATATATGAAAACAAAAGTAATAAATAAAAAACATACAATGGCTCAACATAAAAAATGGTTAGATACATTTAGAGCAGAGCCTATGTATCCAAGTAAAAAAACAAAACGTAAGAAAGGTAAGAAATGAATATAGATCAAATAGATGCAGAATTAGATAAACAAAAACCAAAAAGTATTAGTGTTGCAGCACAATATGGAGTTATGGGTGTTTGTTTAGGTAAAGAATTACATGCAAGATTAAAAGAACACGCAGCTGATCAAAGACTTCCTATGTCTAGAATTATTAAGACATTAGTAGAAGTTTATTTGCGTGAAAAGTATAACAAATTCTAGGCATCGCAAGATGTATAAACACAAGGTTTGTGTATTACCCTTGGGAATAAAAAAATACACCTTTGAATAGTTGGTGTGGAGTTCAAGGTTGTTCCTTCATGCCAACTAAATACTAACTCCCCCAATAGAGGGAGCTAGAAACATAAGAAAGAAAGAGGTATTATGAATAATTTAGCTATTAACAAAGTGCTGCGAGATAATCTACTCACAATAGATCAAAGTGCGTATTTTGATGTAGAAAAAAAACAATTACATTATTGGTCACATGATATTGACAATAGTGGTAATGATATTGACCAAGAAGAATCTGTAAATAGATATGCTTTAGTAAGAAAAGATACTAAACAACTATTAGGTATTCATTCAGAAGATTATGTTGTTAGACCTTATTCAGTATTAGCTGAAAAAGTTAATGATGTAATTAAAGAAGCATTACCAAATTACGAAGAATTTGAAATTACTACTCATGACCATGTGTATGCAAATGGTCGTAAATATAGACGTGATATTAATTTTTGGAATAAAGATATTCAAATAGAATCCTTTAAACACAAAGGTCAACAAGAAAAAATAATTCCACAAATACGAATATACTCATCACTTGATGGTCAATGGGGCCAACAAATAATGTTTTCTTCAATGTATATGTGGTGCATGAACGGAATGGTTCGACCAGATTGGACTTTTACTGTGTACAACAAACATAGCTCTAGAAAAGATATAGCATATTCTGTTTCAGAGTTTAGATCTGGCTTACAAGATCATGAAGATCTAGGTAATGAAATGTTTAAAATGTTACAACGAAAGGTAAATACATCAGATGTTACAGAACTATTTAGAAAAACACTCGCTGCTAAACCTTACAAAAAAGGTTTGGATATTGAGCATGACAGCATTCTTATCCTTAATCATTTGGATAATTTATGGTGTAAATATAATGACAGGTACGGCAGTACACTTTTTGCAGTTTACCAAACAGCGACTGACTGGGCAACACACCCAATCACTCGAGGATCAGTTTACAACGTATCAAGAAAAAGAGAAAAAGCTGTAGCAAATATGCTTAGCAGCAAACAATGGGAAGGAATGTATGGACATTGATAAACTAGTAACTTATTTAGCAGCAACAGACGAAACTTATTCTAAGCTGCAAGCAGAAATTTCGTATGGTGAAGATATGCTAAAAAATATTAAAGGCATATACATAAGTAAATCAAACGTATCAGTATCAAAAGCTACAGAAGATTTTTATGGATCTGCTAATTATTTAAATCATATTAACAAACTTCATACTATTAATTTAGAATTGTTAGAAATTAAAAATAAAAGAAAAACAGCTGAAATGAAAATAGAAGTTTGGAGAACATTAGAAGCTTCAAGACGGAAAGGAAATGTATAATGTTAGTAAATGAATTATTTAAAGATTTAGTAAAAGCTGGAATTTTTATGAATGATAAAAATGGTGTAACAGCTTATGCTAGATTGTTAGTTATATTAAATACTAAATACCCAAAATGGAAAGTACAAAATGACAATAAAACAACTATATCAAAAACACATAAGTAAATTAAATCAGAATAAATTTATATATGCTATTAGAGTTGCTTATGATTTGTTATCAGACAAAGAACAACGTATATATCAATTAGGATTTGAAGCAGGTTTTAAAGAAAGTGAAAAAACTAAAAATCCTTTAATAGAATATGTACCCCCTATTCATACTAAAATAAAAAACAATCCAAATATATTTGAAGACACTTGCAAAGTTGTTTGTGATTATTTTAAAATATCAATGACAGAAATAATGGGTAAATCTAGACAACAATATATTATTATACCAAAATCTATGATTATAAATTTAATGCGTGAATTAACTCATAATTCATTACCAACTATTGGTCATAAATTAGGTTTAGATCATACAACAATATTATTTCATGTTAATTCCAAAGCTAAAATGCAAGGTCTTTGGAAACAAGATAGAAATTTTAGTATATTTAATGAACTAAAACATCAACTTACAGATGTAAGTCATTAATATTGCTGCCGAATTTAAAGCATCATAGTCATATGTTTAAGCCTTTAATAGCTAGAGATTGCATTAATAATTAACAATCTAGCAACAACCTAGATAAGTTGTAAAACTGTGTGTTGCACAAGCAACCCTATTGTGTGTAGTTTAACCATACTCTACACACAGTAGTTGTATTGACATTTTATGTTTTGTGCGTATTGTGATTATATGAGCAAATCAAAAAAATGGAGGTACAAATGGCTAATGAAGCTTTAGGCCCTTTATTCCACAATGCTTTAATCCCACAATTTGTTGCTGCTAGAAAAAAACTTAACATATCTCAATTAGAAATGGATGAGATTTTGGGAGTTGCAAAAGGATTAGTAAGTAAATGGGAATGTGGCATTCGAAAACCAAGTGGATGGTTATTTTGCTGTTGGGCAGATGCTCTACATATGACAATACAATTAGAACCAAAGGTGCAAAACAATGACAATCAACCCAGATCTTAATCCAGGTGATATAACAAACGATCCTATAGTAAATGAAGTCGTTAAGTTAATTCTTGATCGACACATACAAGGTATGGACAAGTTTGGTAAGACAATGGAGTCTAACGAAAGACCGTTAGACCAATGGATTGCTGAAACAATAGAAGAACTTCTAGATGCCGTTCACTACCTTACTAAAGCTAAATCAATAACAGATAAATTTAAAACAAAAGAAAAACTTTTAAATGATCTTTTAGAAAAAGCTAAAGAAAATACATTTACAGTAAAGGAAACCGATGTTCACACTAAAGAAGAAGTCTAACATAGACTACGCAGCACCTCATATAAGGCAACAAGCTTTTAGGATGAGGTTATTAAAATTCTACAAAGAAATAGAATTTAATGATGATGTTTACAATCACAATGCAACAATGATCTTGAAAGGTACTCTACCCTACAAGTTTGTTAATGAAATAGAAAGGTTGAGGTTAGAACATGAAAAAAAGAAAAAAGAAAAATGGGAAAAGATCAAACGTAAAGGTGCAACAACTATGGGATTACAAGTTAGAAACATTGTTGCAAATGCAGTTAAAAAAGCACCCTAAACATTATTATAAAGTAGGAGGTACAATATAATGGTCAATCAATTAATAGTTATAAGAATAAACGGAGTACATAAAGATGAAATACATGAACTTAAAAATCATTTAGATAATAATTATTGGGATTGGAAAGAAATATCAGAAGAAACAATTAACCAGGAAAGAAAAAATGAAGAAAGAGTTTGATAGAAAACAAGGTATTGGTGGTAGTGATGCTACCAAATTATACAATGGTGAATGGCATACATTGTGGTTAGAAAAAACAGGCGATGCCGAACCTGTAGATCTATCTGATGTTTTACCAGTACAGATGGGTGTACATACAGAACCATTTAATATTACATGGTTTGAAAAACAAACAGGATTAAAAGTTACTGGAAGACAAGAAACTTTCTTTCATAAAGATTATCCTCATATGTATGCACATGTTGATGGTTTAATACTAGGTGATGACAAAGCTTTGTTAGAATGTAAGCACACTAATGCGTTTACAAATTCTAAAAAACAAGCTGACAAATACAAAGCACAAATACAACATTACTTAATGGTTACAGGTTATCCTAAATTATATTTCTCTGCGTTTTACGGAAATATGAAATGGGAAGCTTTAGAAATTACTGCTGACGCAGAGTTTCAAGAACAATTACTTAATGCTGAGGTTTTATTTTGGCATTTTGTACAAACTAAAAAAGAGCCACCAGAACATATTGGCTTTGACAATTTTAATCAAAAGGAGTTTAGTGATGGCAGAACAATCATACCCATACTCTCCAGGGCATAAAGAAGTTGATACTTCTATAGAAGCTGCTGAAGCAATAAAAGAAGGTGTAGAAACTATTAGGAATAAAGTGTTTAATGTTATTGCTAATAAAGGCAATTTTGGTGCTACTGCTGATGAAGTTGCAGAGTTATTAAATTACAGTCCTTTTACTGTAAGACCAAGAGTGACTGAGTTATTCAAGCTCAATAAAATTGAACGTAAAGATAAACGTAAAAATCTAAGTCAAAAAGCTGCCTATGTATATGTAGTTAGTAAGACTCATATTAATAATCAATATACCGAGAAAGGGATATAATGGGTAAACCAATAGATAGTAGAGCTTTAGCTATATTAAAAAAATATGAGCTAGATCAAAAAGACGATCAAGGTCAATACAAAGCCTTATGGGATTGTCATGGTAGTTGGGTTATGTATCA